GGTCGTATTCTGGTTGCTGTACGTTTTCGGTATCCATATATTTTACTGATGAGTCTGTTCGAGATATTTTTCGTCAATGTGGCTATACGCTTCAAGAGTGAAGGCGTCCATGTGCTGGTTGTCGGCTTGAGGTCTAAATGCCAACGCTTTCAACAATCGCAACGTGCGACGAATGCCAGCCTGTCCGGCATGAATCATAGAGATAACCATAGGAGCTTCTGCTTTGTAGTCGCGCACAAGGCCAGTCAGAATCGAGTCGTTAGGCTCGGTCTTTTCTTCAATAATCGCTAGAGCTTCAATCATCACTGGGTCTTTGAGCAGCGTAGCAAGACGCCCAGGACCATCTCCATCTCTGAATTTTTCAAGTCGCGTTTTTTGTGTATTTGCTGGTATCATAGAGAACTTCTAATGGATGCCTGTTGCGCTTGATATGAAGCGCCTTTCAGGGCAATAGCGGCAGCGGCAGCGGTATCTTTCAGAGCGCGAGCTTGAGCAGCATCAGCTTGGCGTTGTTCCATTTTCATGCGGAACTCCTCGGATCGTTGATCCATTTTTGCACGCCACTCAGCCATCTTCATTTCAATCTCAGACGGTCCTTGATCTTCTTGAGGTTGACCAGATGCCTCCGCCTCCATCGCCTGCTGTTTCTGTAGGTGTCGCGAGCCATTGACAATGATCTCATTGAACTGTTGGAGTTGCTGGCGGAATTGAGGGGCTTCTGGACCAGTGAACTGCTCAAGAGTCTGAGCAGCATGATCAAAGATGTTTGACATTGGGGGAACGATCTGAGCATACATCTCAGGATTCTGACCAGCTTGGTCAAACTGCTGATAAAACTCAGTCAGCTTGGCAATGTGAGTCTGCAAATGCACGCTCTTGTTCTCATTTGGCAGGATCGCCTGAGTAGCGCCCTGAGCAAGAATTGCATTCTGAGCATCTGCAATAGCTGCATCAATCGGCGGACGCTGATTAGCTCCAGCAGGTGTTGTAAGTTCGTCAGCCATCTGCCAACCAGCGATAGCACCAGTGAAATTGCGGATGAGAGTCTGCTTGCCGTATTCGTCATAATACGGATACATCGGCATCAGGTTCTCGTATGCCAAACGACGTGCAGAAGGGCTACCGAAACCAATGGAACGACTGGCTCGCGTGTAGCGCAAGTCCATGTTCTTCAGTGCTTCCTCTGGAATGCCATCTTCAAGGCACATTTGGCGGAACTGCCATACTTCCTCGCCTCCAGGCTCGCTACGTTGATAACCAGGACGGAAGAATCTACGTCCAACTTCGTTCATCAGACGATCAAACGGCTGCATGAATAGGTTAATGGATGTCACAGAAAGCTGAGAAGCCATTTCCATGCGAGACATCGCCTCAAACTTGGAAAGCTCTCTACCGGTATCGAGCGTTTTACTGCTCGTGTACTGTGCGATGTTGTTGTAGAACGTCTGGCGCAGACTTTGAACAGCAGGCTCAATGTTCTGGATGATGTTTGGCTGCTGAACTTGAACAAAACTTGCTCCAGGCGTCACAAGGTAACCAGCGCCATACGGAACAATACGGAAGTTCTCGACGGCTTCTTCGCTTTCAACCTGCCAGTGTGGGCCAGCGGTTTGGGCTACATCCACTTTCTTGTTTTCCAAACGCATCAACTGCTGGAAGGCGTTGAACATGTCGGAACCAAGTCCGCGAATGCCATGATAGTTGCCATTGGTGCCGATGCCGCGAGTGAAGAAGGTGAATGCCTCGCTAGCATTGCGGTAAAGGTGACGACGTTTGAAGAGGAAGTTTTCTGGAACTCCGTCGGTAATCGGATAGCCATTCTCAGCAAACGCATACATGGAGTAGCTGCCGTCAAGCTCTTGAACCCACATATAAATCACCGAGATAGACGGACTCGTCTCGCCATAGGTGATGTCGTTGTCTTTCCAGCGAGCTTCCCACTCCATCCAGTTGAGCATATCTGGAATCTGCTCAGAGGCGTTCATGATCGCCTTCTTGAGTTGATCGCGATCCCATCCTTGCTCATCCGCAATCTCGCCCATGTTGATGTACTTCATCAAGTCGGCAGGATTCTCCAGCTTTTTGAGACAGGCGTATTGGATTTCTGCCTCGTTAGCGCGCGTCTGACGAGGAATCTTGAAGTAGGCCAGATTCGTCACGTCCCACTCCCAATTCAGCGGGTCTTGGAAGTAAGCAATGCCAACACCGTGGAGAACCATGTAGTGCGGAATGTAGCTGTACTTGAAGTTGAACTGAGGCCAGCGACGAATGACGCGGCTCATATTCAAACTCATCTTCTGCGACCATTCCTGACGTTCCTGTTCAGAACCAAACTTGGTGCGCAGGTCAATCAAGCTCTCGGTGCCAGAGATGAGGTCGTAGAACGCAGCTAGAGACGTATCCAGAACAGCTTTAGCGTCACCTGGATTGAAGTTGGACATGTATGCCAACCCCTGCTTGGCAAGCTGAGTTTGATCCAATGGAGGAGCGCCATCTACCATTGCCTGCACCTTAGCCATCTGTTGATTCGACTTCAAATCAGCCTGTTGCAAGCGGAACCAAAGGCTTCTAGCAGCGCCAACATCCTTGATTCGTTCGTCAAGGAATTTACCCCGGTCATCTACGACAGGTGGATTATAGGATTCAAGAGTATTTGTGGCGTCTGACATAATTACGCGAGGCTAACCCATTTAGGCGGTCCCGCAACCTTCAATCCACTGCCAGTTTCGGAACAGGCGGCAATGATCTCTTCGGTTTTGAGTCCAAGCTGTTCAGCGATCTTTTTTGCGGTAAGGCGGTCCTTACTGGCTTCCACAACTCCCTTGATGCGGAAAGCTAGGAAACCAACAGCAGGAGGCTGGCCATCTTGTCCGGTAAGGCTTTTCGGTTCCTCAACTACCACTTTTGGCTCAGCTTTACCAACATCGGAAGCCTTAGTGGTGATCTTGTCGGCCAGAACCAACTTGGCTAGGCTACCATCTTTGCAGCCGTGGACGACTACTGCGTGGCCGTCATAAGGCTTGGCATGACTCAGGTTCACATCGCCAGAAAGGTCATCACAGACAATTTGTCCATTTTCTTCCCGGTAGTTGCCAGTATTCCAGTTGTGCTGGATTAGAATCGTATTGTGAGCGTGTGGAACAACCTCATAGCGAAGTCGGATGTCAAAAGGCTCAAGCGGTCCAGCCCAAGGCATAGAACGGTCAAGTTGACCAATGTTTGGCGAATGAGCGCCCATCGCGTGATGGTAGATACCAGTGCCAACCATGTGGGGATCGCCAAATGAAGGCTTGAGTGATCCATCTTGCATGATGGAGAATCCACGGGTTGGAACGATTGCCCCCATGTGAGCCTTACCAGATTCGTGATACTCACGCTGGAGCTTACTCAGCCAGCCAATTTGAATTGGCGTATTATCCAACTCATAGAAATACCAAGGTCCGGCAGTGTATTTATCACTTACCGTCTGAGCAACAGCGCGGAAATGCTTAGCGGCGGCTTCCGTGGCCCCATTGGAGTGGAAGTCGATAATGTGAATATCCAGATTGGAGAATAAAGGCTTAATCTGCTCAGCAAATACGCGAGCTTCATTTTCAATTTCTAGGCGGGCAAAGATTGCACACTGGAAACCAGCATAAGGACCGAACTTTTTGAAGATTTCTGCCGTATGGGGCAGGTTTTTGGCATCACTGGCACTAACAGGAATAGCTAAGAGCATAAGATTTCTTGGTTATAAGGGTTTGATTGAAAGTGGTCAAATAGAATTTCAGAGCAAATCAGCAATATTTCCGCTCGTTAGATCAAAGACTGGATGATCTGTATAGCCATTCTCACGAAGAGCATCTATCGCAGCTGCCATGTTTGACATGCGTAGATTGCCACTAAAAGAGTTTGGCGCAGCTTTCACCGTTGCTTTAACCACTTCTTCTTCAGCTTGTTCTTGGCTAATTCCAAGCAATCTAGCTACCTTGAATGCCACCTTTCTCACGGTGCCTTCTTGAATCCGAGTGCCGCCATGGTCGTAAATCCATCCGTATCCTCGTCCAACTTTGGGAACAATCGTTGTATCAAAGTTTGACCAATGAATGGCATTAGACTTGAGAGTTTTAGCAGGAATATAAGCTGTGGCTGGAAGTGTTACCGTTCCATCAAAGACATACTGAGCGTTATGCGCCTTTGGATAAATGCAGTCTGGGATTAGAAGTGATCCCTCAAGGATTCGAGGATGCTTCAATCCTTCTGCAATAGTCATGCACGAGCTTTGGTTTCCGATAAACAACTCTGACCCTTTGATTAAACGAGCCGCCTCAAGCAGATTCGCTGTAGAAACATATTCTACAATTCCGTAGTTATTGCAGAAGTCACGATGCTCATCTGTGGTGCCAATGAAGATGATCGTCTTGCCATAATGCGCCACAATTTCTCGCCATTGGAAGAACTGATTTTGATAGCGGGCGCTTCTATTCACCACAATCCTGCCATTGGAGCGATGGTCTGGCTCAATATTTAAAAGCCATGGCTTGCTCATGTCTGGCATCTTGGTAATAAAACCAGTATCAAATGCGTGCTGAGCGTGGCAATTAGCAAGATTGCGTTTACGATCCACCCATCCACCACGGAATCCCTCTGAGCGCCAATCTACTGTTTCGCCATTGTAAATCTTCACTGATTCAATGTACGGTTGAATTTCAAGGAGTGGTCTAATTAGGTGTTCACGCGAGATAATGCCTTTTGTTTGCCCGTTATCTAACAAATAAAACGTGGTTATGTATGGTGCATTATGTAGTGTTGCCAAGGATACTAGCACGTCGCCCAAATCGCCAGCGTGAGTCATTGATTTGTGCATCAATAAAACTGAAACAGCCATAACAGGCTCATCATGCTTCTCACGATACACGCCTTTATACGATTCTTCTACAAAGTTCCACGCAACGGTGTCAGTGAATACTTCCTCTGTGCAATGAACGCCAGTGATTCCGATATGTTTCGATCTGGACGCTGTTGGAACAATGCAGTGAAGATTGTTATTTGGGATAACTCTCAGTTGTATATTCCAGTCCCATCCTGAAGGCGTTTCATCCACGCTTCCACTAGAATAGTCGAAGTCCCAGGTGTCTCGCAAATAGCGATTCCAACTATCAGCGCCAGTCATCCAGATGTTGCCGGTAAAATCAGTTGAACGATGGAATGTGACTGGATTATTGTCCGATCCTTTTCCAACCCATTTGGCGCAAGTTGCCAATGTTTGATCATTCCATTGAGTTCTTGTGTAGGTTAAAAAGTTTAGCGTATCTGGCGATACCAAAAAGTCATCTTCTCCAAGAATAACGAACTTTGCCGCCTCAATGCGGAAGCAATGGTCAAACAAATTCCACGGATTTCGCAACACTCCCAACTTCTCTTTATTGAAATGCTTGATTACTGGAACAACTGAACTTTTAGCAAAATCGTCAATAACTGCAACGCAATCGTCGCGCTTATCTGTTGGTTCGATAAAGAAATGGACAGATGAAACAAGTGATAAATCTGTATTCAACCAGCTATCTAGGGTCGGCTTGAGATACTGCGGACGATCTGCACAGGTAAATGCCAGAATAGTCTGATTTTGCAGTTTAGCTAGCATTGCTCCACCATGCTCATAGCGGGCCTTTGAGTTAGATTTGCGGGCCACATCGTCTTCTGATCCATATCCTTGCGATGGATTAGCATGCACAAATCCAAGGTCTATTTTACCGCCATCTGTGGCATCAATATATCCCCATCGCGTTGCCACTTCAGAAAACCAGTTGTCGCAATAGACAGATTTGAAGGATGGATGCCACAAATATCCCATCGCTTCATAGAAGCCTTTGGAAACAATTGGGTGGCAGATGAGTTGATCTTTCCGATGCTTGTCACCCACATGGAGAATGTCGGCACCGTTGCACATGTAAGACTCAATGATTTGATCCCAAGAATGAGGCGGTTTCCAATCATCATCTATGGCAATTAAAACATCACCAGTAGCATTTTTAGCGGCCTCATTCCATGCTGGGACGACTCCCTGTCCATAGTTTAGAACCGCATCAGGAAACGCCTTTCTGCACGCAGAATCATCATGGTCAACACATGTGATAATCTCGATGTTGGAAGCGTTTTCAGCACGCTCAAGCCAGAGTTTTTGGCAGTCTTTGGCAGCTTTAGTGCGAGCGGTAGCATGAAGTAGTGAGATTGTCATATTTAGAAATTAGCTGCCAGCCTAGCACAGGCACGGAGGGCAAATTGTTACTTAGCTGCGCTGACTTTAGAACCCATGCCAACACGTGATTTCTCGCGCATCTTGGTTTGAACCTTATTGCGCCCCAATTCGCTAGCCGTTTTAGGCGTATCAGATGAAACGCGCTTTGTTGGACGGCAATACTCATTATCGCCACCTGATCCGCAAGGCTTACCTGTGCGTTGGTCTTTCCAGTTCTCTTTCTCCCATCGTTTGAGATTAGAACCGGCTTCAGTCTTGCGTACATTGCCACTTTCCTTGCGGCACTTGGCAATAGCTTGAGAAGCGCGAGCCGATGGAAATACATCGTAGCTGGCTTTGACCTTTTTGTAACAGGAGTCTTTCATGGTAGATTGAGATTATTTTTTCCGATTTCGGTCAAGCATTTGACCAAAAGAATGCACACGAGAATAAATAACATCCAGAAAGTTTCAGTATTCATGGTGTTTACTTCTTCTTCACGCTCTTAGCACCCTGGCAGCCCCATTTGCGGCGAGACAGGCTGTTCGGAGAATTGGAATCAGAGCGCCAGTCACCAGCGATATTGTTGCTACGAGCACAATAAGCATCGGCTCGTTTGCTGCCAATTGGGCCAATCTTGCTGCCCTTTTGACCGTATTTCACCGTCTTTTCACGGCCTGTGTCGGGGTTCTTGACTGTTTTTGAGAACTTCTTTTCCATGGTTAGAAAGTTTAGTGCGTTTATTGGGTGGTGGCAAGGGGTTGTTTTTGTCAAAGACATAGAATTGGACGAAGAAGCCTCTCTACGGAGCGAGCCGTCCATGGTCTTTTACCACTTTCGAGCATGGATACGTACATTTTGCTGACACCCATGATTTTAGCAGCTCCTTCTTGGGATAGATTTAGGTGTTCCCTGAATCTTTTGAGCACACTGGTAAGGTTTCGGCTAGCGTGTTGAGCCAACTGTTCCAGTGAAGCAAGTTTATCCATTGCTTCTTGGAAGTCATCGCGAATTTTGGCCCATTCTTGTTCTTTTTCATCATTCATAATCGTCTGCTTTTTGTCTTGATAAGAGATTTGAGTCATAAAGCTGCGGGTTATTTAGGTATGGTTTGTTGGAGCGAATCATATTGCGAAGCTGAACCTCAACCGATTCTGAGGTAAATTTTCTCAACATGCTTTGGACCTGTTTAATATCTTGCTCAGCTTGTTCTGGCGTCCACGCCCATTTATCACCCTCTGTTCTGATGCGAGAGCGTAGCGCCATGCGAATTCTCCAGTCGAAGCAATCCTGTAGCGCCTCAACAATACACATTGGAAGTGATGTTGGTATCTCAACTTTTTTTGCCGCTGTCGCCTCGGCTTTTAACTGCGTTTTCCAAGGAGGCTCATCCAATCCTTGATCTTCATCCTTGATTTTTGGAGCATGGCGAAAAATCTGTTTTTCCGAGAAAAAAGCAATAAATGGCTCTTGTTCATGTGGATGTGTTGGCGCTCCCCACCATTTAACTATCGCATGCCAAACCTGTTTATGGGCTGGACAATGACGGCTCAAAACACCGTATTGCTTTTGCATGAACTGGCTTAGCAGTATTGCTGTTCCTCCTGGCATCCAAATGGCATTATCGGAACCAAGTTGTTTTACATCGACACGGCTGAAGTCAGCACCATCACCAGCAACATCGTTAATTTTCTCAAGCTCCCAATCCACTACACCAGCCTTGTCAGCTAAACATTCAAGAACGATAAGAAATGCTCGATGCCTAAACGATAAGCAGGCAAAGTCTTGATCTCTCCATCGGTTTGCGTCCAGCATGATATTGCGAGATGGTTTTTTCACGCTGAAAGATACACAATCTTGTTTATTTGTAAACTAATTTATTTACGAAATCATTACCCTAGCTGATTAGGGTAATTCTGGTTGTTTGCTATTACCCTATATTGCTAGGGTAACTCTCATAATTGAGAAAACTCACTTCCCCCTCCCAAAATCCCGCAAAAGTTCCCGCTTCAATTCTTCAAGCGCATCTTGATTGGTATTCTTCTTGAGAATGCCCATCCTATGATTTTTATCCGCTTCCTTTGCTGCCTCTGTGGAAAGTGCTTCCATGTAACCAGGATCAATTGGATTTCCGGTGGTAATTGACTCCACTAAAGCATCTCCAAATTCCATTGAAGCGATCTCCAATGGGGTGAAATGACTATCTTTTGATCCACTAAACCAGTGCAATTCAGGACCGCCATCCATATTATTCAGCTTTGTTAAGTTTCGCTGCACACTCCGCATACCCAACAATATCCAGCAGAGTGTCAGGTTTATCGCTCGTCACCCACCTGCTGATCTTCAATAGGATCATCATGGCAGCTACGTCCTTGGGAGTGATCTCCACGCTTTTGTAGGCGCTCCAGAACTTGGCAATACGCTCAAAGCTCTTTTGGCTGTCGCCGTAGTCCTTGCCGCGCTCATCGACGATCTGCTTTGCAGCGTCCAGGATTGATTGTGGGCAGTCGGTTGGTGTTTCGGTATTCATGATCATTGCTTGTTTTTATTCTTGGAACCAGACTTCCTTCCTTTTGGCAAGCAGCCACAGGACTGCACACTGCCAGAGGTTAGATTTTGGTAATACACTTCGGTTTTGTTGCCGCATTCGCACTGGCATAGCCACCTGCTGTTGCCATGGGTGTTGCGAGACACGATGCCAATGACAATTAAGCTGCCAAAGGTGTCGTTGATGAGTGATTTTGGTGAGCGTCCCATTGGAGTTTTGGTAAGTTTTCAATATGCCCACTTAGCATCACCCAATATTTCGTCCGAATCTGACCACCATTCATCCCATTGTGAGTTAGTAGCCACGCTCCAATCGGGAATTGTTGCGGCTGCGTCCCTACCAGTCAGGGAGACGGGTAACCATTTGATTCTGTTATTCGGGTAGATTGCGATTTGCCCGTTGGAAAGTTTGATGACGTTGCCCTCTTTATGCTCTTCAAGTAGCTCAGAATCACCCACATCCAAGAGGCCAGATGACTGTCCTTCTGGCAGATGGTCGATGGTGAACCAGTAGTGACCCGTCATTGGAGTGAACCCTTTGCCCATGTTTACCAGCACAGGCACGTCGCTTAACTGATCCTTGCGCCATAGTTCAATGGAACCTGACAGGCACTCCCACATCTGGACCTTGTGCAATGGCAGAGGCTTGTGATCATCTTCAGGCTCAAACCAATAGATGCACTGCGGCGGGATTTTATCGAAGCAAGCGGCGTATTTTTCGATCCATGCCTGGAAGCAGAATGGACGGTTACGCATAGCCCGAACAGAGACTAGCCACGCTGTTTCGTATTCGTTTTCTGGACCTCCGAAAGCATCGCAGCGGATGTAGATTTTTGTTTTGGGGAGATTGATGTTTCTCATATTTTACCAGAGTTCAAGGGTTAGGCCAAAGGCTTCGGCGCGTTGTGCGGCTGTAGCGTGGTATTTCCACCCAACGTGATCCATTACAGATGCGAGTTGATTGTCGTATTCCGTCCACAGCTGAGGGTCGCCCATCGTGTCTTCTACATCGTGCATTGCATTAAGGTCGTTGAAGTAGTCGGGTAAAGGATCAAGCGGGATACAATCCAGGTCAGCAATCGGGCAAGCGTTCACTCGATCTGAGTATGGCTCAGTCCTCCATGGTGCATAACCAACAAGAAACTGTTCGGAGATTCCACGCCAACCACACGCTTCCGCTATCGCTATTCGTTTTTGTTCAGGTGTCATTTGATAAATGGTTTAATCTTAGAGAGTGCAGTCACTTGTCTATCGCCTAACAACCACGAAGAATCGCTTTGTGGCTCGTCAGCAAAGGAATCATATATTTCATTAATGACCTCCCGCATCGCCTTAATATCAGCGTTCGCGGCGTTTAGTTCGCGCTCTAGTTGGCGGGAAAATTCAGCCTCCACCATGTCGCATAGTGCCTGATAATGGGCGCAGTTATCCACTGATTCGTCTGTTCTTGGTGTCTCACTCATGGCTTCACCTCCTGTGCTGCGATCAGTTCAGTCACCATATCGTCAAAGTTCTCACCTTTGAGATTTCTTTGATGAAGCTCAGTGAAATGACGAGGGCTTAGTTTACGAATAACTTCGTAGCGCATATAGCCTAGCGCCAAGGTTTCTTGATGATTGCATCCAATGGTATTTTTAATAAGCATATCGAGTTTCATATTCAGTGAGGTAAATCTGCCACCAAGATGAGGTGAATGCAAATGGTATGAGATATATTTAGCTGACCTGAGCACGGAGCCACAACGCCATCTCATCTTTGAGAGCGATCTTAACGTAGAAATCCGTTGGTTTCTGACCCCTATAGGTGAGTCCCTTTTTGCGGCAACGAGCGATACATCGCCACAAACGTTGATCGTTGAGGGTTAGCTGCTTTGCCGCATCCACCACCACTGGACGCCTGGAGTCTGCCAATAAAGATTCTAGCTCAGCCAAATCGCCAATAGGCACCTCAACAGCAGTTGGGCTTTCCCGCTTCACATCCACAGCTTTGCCACGCAACAGATCAGTGCGCAGGCATCCACAGGATAGCGACTTGCCCGTTGTGAGAGCAGTGTAGAATACCCGCTCCTTGATGCGCCCACAGTCGCACTGGCACTTCCAGGTTGAAGATCCTTTTCTACCCGTAGGAACATGGGAGAGAACCGTCCAGCGACCAAAGCGTTTACCCGTGAGGTTTTTGAAGTTGGGATGGAATGATGAAATCATTGGGAAATTTCTAAATATGCTTTGGCGAACTCCGCCGCAACTTGGGGAACGATTGCATTGCCGTAACCGCGCAGTCGCACCACTCTGGCGGGAACCCCATAAGATAACGGGAAAAATGCGGGTTCAGTTGGAACGCGCCGGGTTTTCCCGTCTCGGCAGGCGACAAGCTGGAAGTCAGACCAGACACTGCTGCAATGTTTGGTAATTGCTTCTGGCCCCTGTCTTTCCTCTCTGTTGATGCCATCCAATGATCTAATGCCATCGGTGTTGGCCAACCTGTCAGACCACATATCGTCGCTAGATCGGTCAAAGTGTTGCCCGCGTGAATCCCTGTCGGTGGTATCGACTTCCTGTTTGCCGTGCTGTTCCTCGCTGATGACGCATCCCCCACTGTCGGAGTCGCCCATCCCGCCATCTGCGCCGTCCTTGTCAAACTCTGGAACGCTCCCGATTCCCTCGTCACATTGCTGGAATCGTCCACTGTTGGAGCAGGCCACCCAGTACAATCTTTGTCTGATATGCGGACTGCCGACGCTGTGTGCGCCCAATACGGCAGACCCGCAGGCGTAACCTTCTTCGCCCAAGTCTGCCGATATTCCATCGAGCCAACCTTTGCCAATCGCGCTTGCAACCTGCTCCCCAAAGACATGTTCAGGTCGGCATTCCTTGATGAGATTAAAGAACGTAGGCCAGAGATGTCGTTCATCGGCTTGAGCAAGCCCTTTTCCTGCGGTTGAGAATGGCTGACAGGGGCAGCTTCCTGTCCACACAGGACGATCTGAGGGCCATCCTGCAAGTTGCAAAGCAAGGCTCCATCCTCCGATTCCGGCGAAGAAATGGCACTGCGTGTATCCGGCAAGATCGCTTGGGCGCACATCTGTAATTGATCGCTCGTCCACAACTCCATCTGGAATAAGTCCAGCCTTGATGAGTTCTCGCAGCCATGCGGCGGTCTTTTTGTCATATTCATTGTAGTAGTTCACTGC